TGCAGAACGAAGGTCAAGGGGATAACTTATATATCGTAATAAAAGACTTTATTCCGAAGTCTGTGCTTACCAATAAAAACAAAGGTAAGTCGTGGGAGTATGGATATAATCCAAAATATAACTTTATTGTCATATCAAAGAATGGTACTCTTGGAGACGTAGTAAGTATACGTGGTCTATTAATTGGACTTCCTGCTACTCCAAAGTCTTGTTGGTCAAGGTCTAAGAAAAAAGAGGAGCAGTATTGGGAAAGGCAGGAGCTACCTAAAGAGTTATCTAAGATTAAATCTATATTCCAATGGAATGAGTTACCATCAGACTTTAAAGACAGGCACGTTGATTACATTGAGCAAGAGTTTGATTATAGGGAGAGTGGGATGTTTTTTAAGAACAATGGCACACCCTCTTATATTACAGGGTCTCATTATATGTATCTTCAATGGACATCAATTGATATAGGATACCCTGACTTTAGAGAAGCAAACAGAATTTTTTGGATTTATTGGGAGGCTTGTAGGGCTGACAAAAGATGTTTTGGAATGGACTATCTAAAGATAAGGCGTTCAGGTTTTTCTTTTATGGGTTCTTCTGAGTGTATAAATGTAGGTACTTTAGCAAGAGATGCAAGGGTTGGTATACTATCTAAGACAGGTAGTGACTCTAAGAAAATGTTTACAGATAAGGTTGTCCCTATAAATAGTAGGCTTCCTTTTTTCTTTAAGCCTATAATGGATGGTATGGATAAGCCAAAGACTGAATTGGCGTTTAGAGTACCTGCATCAAAGATTACAAAGAAAAATATGTTTACCGTTCTTAATGATGATATGGAAGGTCTTGACACGACAATCGATTGGAAGAATACGGATGACAACTCTTATGATGGTGAAAAACTATTGTTATTAGTACACGATGAGAGTGGAAAGTGGATTAAGCCTAACAATATACTAAACAATTGGCGAGTTACAAAAACCTGTTTACGTTTGGGTAGCAAGATTATAGGTAAGTGTATGATGGGTTCAACCTCAAATGCATTAAGCAAGGGTGGTGGTAACTTTAAGAAGTTATATGAAGACTCTGATGTGAGAACAAGAAACGCTAATGGTCAAACCAAAAGTGGTATGTATTCACTTTTCATCCCAATGGAATGGAACATGGAGGGATTCATTGATAGGTTTGGGTTTCCTGTCTTACATAATCCTGACAAACCTGTATTAGGAATTGACAATGAAATGGTTACTCAAGGAGCAATTGACTATTGGCAGGCAGAAGTTGACTCTTTAAAAGACGATGCTGATGCATTAAATGAGTTTTATAGACAGTTTCCTAGAACAGAGGCTCACGCCTTTAGAGATGAAAGTAAGCAGTCATTGTTTAACCTAACAAAGATATACCAACAAATTGATTATAACGACACTTTAATAACAGAGCATCACGTTACTCGTGGTTCATTTGCTTGGAAGGATGGAGTAAAAGATACTAAGGTTGTTTGGAATCCTAATAAGAATGGAAGATTTCTTGTTAGTTGGACTCCTAGTGGAACTTTGCAAAATAGGGTAGAAACTAGAAACGGAAAGAAGTGGCCCGGCAACGAGCATATGGGTGCTTTTGGATGTGACAGTTATGATATCTCAGGAGTAGTTGGAGGAGGAGGTTCTAATGGAGCACTACACGGACTCACTAAGTTTAGTATGGAAGACGCACCTACCAATGAATTTTTTTTAGAGTATATAGCAAGACCACAAACGGCTGAGATATTCTTTGAGGATGTTTTAATGGCTTGTGTTTTTTACGGTATGCCTATACTTTGTGAGAACAATAAACCAAGGCTGTTGTATCACTTTAAGAATAGAGGTTATAGGGGGTATAGTATGAATAGACCTGATAAGGTATTTAATAAACTTTCTAAGACAGAAAAAGAATTAGGAGGAATACCCAACTCAAGTGAAGATATAAAGCAGGCACACGCATCTGCAATTGAGTCTTACATTGAAAAGTATATAGGCTTTGGTTCTGAGGTTGGTGACAGAAGTGAAGATGATATTGGGTCTATGCCTTTTATTAGAACTTTAGATGATTGGTCTAAGTTTGATATTAGTAACAGAACTAAGTATGATGCTAGTATATCTTCAGGATTGGCAATAATGGCCTGTCAAAAACACCTATATCAACCTACTAAAAAAGAGTCGAAAATAATTGTTAACTTTGCGAGATATAATAACAAGGGAACAATAAGCGAATATATTCAATGAGAGATGTTAATGTAAACATAACATCGACAGGTTTTCCAAGTCAATTTGTATCTGATTCTGAAAAGAAGAAAGATGAGTTTGGCTTACAAGTCGGTCAGGCTATTCAGTACGAATGGTTTAAGAAAGACGGAACTCAATGTAGATTCTACGACCAATGGAGAACTTTCCATAGACTTAGACTTTATGCTAGAGGAGAACAACCTGTTGGTAAATATAAAAACGAATTAGCGATAGATGGTGACTTAAGTTATCTTAATCTAGATTGGACACCCGTTCCTGTACTTCCTAAGTTCGTAGATATCGTAGTTAATGGGATGTCTGATAGACTATTTAAGGTTAAGGCTTTTGCACAGGACGCAATGTCTCAGCAAAAACGAAGCAAGTATCAAGACCTTATTCAGGGACAGATGATTGCTAAACCTATACTGCAGACAATTCAAAAAAAAACAGGAGCAAATCCTTTTGTTACTTCGCCTGATGAGTTACCAAACTCAGATGAGGAGTTGGCGTTATATATGCAATTGAACTACAAGCCTGCAATTGAGATTGCTGAAGAGCAAGCTGTTAATACTATTTTTGAAGACAATAAGTATGTAGACACTAGAAAAAGATTTGACTATGACCAAACGGTTATAGGTATATCTGTAGGTAAGCACGAATTTTTACCCGGTTCAGGTGTTCAAATTAGTTATGTAGACCCTGCAAATGTGGTGTACAGTTATACTGAAGACCCACACTTTAAGGATTGTTTTTATTGGGGAGAGGTTAAGACAGTTCCTATTACGGATTTAATGAAAATTGACCCA